ATACTATACTATGTATAATATACATAACATTATAGCATACTTTAGTCAAAATGTCAAGTATTATTTTCTATGCCTTCTTGTTTTCTTGGCTACTTTCTTAGGTTGCTTGCTGTGCTGTTTTCCTTTCTTTGTGTCAGCACGTTTTTTTCGTGTCGTAGCGGCATATTCTTTTTTACTTAACGATTTAATAGCCTTTTCTGGTAAGTAACGCTCACCTGTAGCTTTACTACCTTGTGTGCTAGGTTTACCAGACTTAGTACGCCACTTCTGTTTAGTCCACTTCTTAAGACTTTTCTGTGGCTTTTTTAACGCAGACATTACTTGTGTACCTTCTGAATAGGAAAGTCAGCAGTTAGGCTTGCTCCTTTGTGTTTAACAAACTTACCTTTGTGTTTCATAAGTTTGACAGAGCCATTCTTCTGCTTCATCCAGTGATAACCATTAGGTGCTTTAACTTTCATCGGTAGCCTCCACCTTTTGCCTTGTACTCTTTAGCTAACATCTGTGCTTTTCTCGCAGACCACTGTCCTGCTTTACCGCCCTTAGAACCTGCTTTAATCTTTTCAAACAGCCTCTTACGCATTGTAGGCTTAGTATAATTACCTGCCTTGTTGACAGTGGACTTACGCTTAGTAGCCATTAGTACTTACCCATTCTCATTGGTTTCTTTTTGGGTTTAGCTTTAGCTTTAGTTTTTTTCTTTGCAGGTCTTCCGACCTTAGTTCCGTATGTACCTTTACCCATTGGCATAATAGTTACCTCTTTGTTTTACCATTTAACTTTATCAGCCCAGTAAGCCGCTGACATTTTACCTTTGGCTATATTTCTACCATGTCTAGCCTTAAAGGATTTACGCTTTGCCTTCATACGAGCAGATTCACCCGACTTAGGTTTACCTGCGGTCTTTGCCCCCTGTTCTCCAAACCTAATCGTCTTGACTTTGTCACCTTCCTTTGCCACAACAACATGGCTTTTCTTTGGATGATTAGGGGTACGTTTTGGTTTGTTATAACCACTAACTCCTGCTCTTGCTAGTCTTGGGTCTTTTTTGCTTTTTGTCGCCATTAACCTTGACCTCCTTGAGGGACTCTTGCAGGGCTTGGACTTCCGCTTCCAATGCCTGTATTCGTTCCTTGTGGTCTTGGAATGCTTTGTTGACTTGGCTGATTACTTCGTTGAGGCTGTGCTGTGTTACCATTAGTGTTTCCTTGTTGAGTTTCTTTTACAGCTACCTCACGTTCTTTTAGTAACTGCTCCGAGATTTTGAGTCGTTTCTCAAATTCTTTATCGTCTGCATCACCTACATTTAAATTTGCTGATACTGCTTTTATGCGGTCAATCTCCAACTCCTGTGGTACTGCCTGTGCATCAGTAAGTAGTTTCTGTGCCCTAGCTTGTGACTCAACCGCCTGTCCTTGTAGTGCCGCTGTTTGTGACTGTTGGAACTCAATCTGTGCTTGCTGTGCCGCCATAGCCATCTGTTGTGCTTGTGGGTTAGGCTGATTAGCTTGCTGTAGAGCCTGTACAAGTTGTTCGCGGTTTGATAAATTCATGTTATCTACGATTGACATAATCAATTGCGAGTACATTGGGCTGTCGGGTTTCATAGTCTGCAACAGTTGTACAAGTTGTGTAACCTCGTACTCACGCGCAATGATACCAAGACTGCTTGAGGTATGGAACTTGTAGTCAGCTACAGGATACTTCTCTGGGTTAAACTGCATATACCTGTGGGCGGCTTTGGTTACAAATGGAATAAGGAATGATTCTTGAAAGTTAATAAGAGTACGCTTGTGCCGTTTGATAATAGCACCTAGCGACATAGAAATACCTGCGGCAGTAGCATCACCATTAATAGACCCTGCAATACCTGCTGAGTCAATAGCACCTGTAGCAGTCTGTACCATCTTCTGTAGTTCTGCCGCTTGTGCAAAGGTAACTTGACTTACGTTACCAAAGTTAAGCGGTTGTAGTACTTCTTTTGGTGAGCCGTTGGTTAGAATGGTCTTACCTGCACGTACTTCCGTTCTAGCACCACGAGGCATACGAGTAGCATCCATAGCCATCATTGGGTGTATGGTCAGTGCAAGAGCATCTATTCTGGCTCGTATTTCAGCGTCTAACGCCTTTTGTGAGTTATACCCTTTCTCACATACCCCTCTGCCCCAAAAGCGGCTAGGAACGACATCCCAAGGAAATGCAACAATAGGTCTGTCACCCATCATGTAGGGGTTCTCTTCTGCTTTGAGAAGTGTACCATCGTTAGCGATAACAACGATAGCTTCTACATAGTGGCTTCCATTCTCATCATCAGCGGTCAATTCTTCTACTTCTACATCTTCTTCTTTTTGTGCCGCTTCTAATAGATAACGAGGAACTAAGCCGTAGTATTTGGTTAAACGTACCTTGTAGTCTTCATATACTGACAAGTCCTTGTCTGGTTCAATGTCAAAGTCGGGGGCGGCTAGACCTACCTCCACATTACGATAGACACCTTGTTCCTGTAGTTGTTCAACCAAGTGAGTAGGCACGAACTCATCTACTGCACAACCCAAGGCATCATCTACGGAAGTAGCTAGGGGGTCAATCAAGAAGTTCTGTGGCATTACTGGTCGTAGCTTTACGCAGGTCATGTCTACGATGTTCACACCTACTGCCGTCAACTCCCCATCCATTATTGGTTGTGTTGCAGGTTGAAACTCTTTTTCTTCTTCCAGAACTACCTCTGCAATACCTGTTCCGAACACAGCCGCGTTTATAAGGCACTCAGCTACTCCCTTACGCACTTTATTTTTCTTGAAGTCTTTAGTTAGGGTTTCTCGTAGAAGGGCTATATCGGCTTTGTTTTGGTCAGCAATGTCATCCTCAATGTCAAAGAACTTACCACGCCCAAAGGTGGCTTCCTCTAGTTCCGCAACGGATGACTCTACTGCTTGCTGTAGTGCAGGAGAGATAATACGAGAGCGTTCAGTCTCTCTGGTTCTATCCTCTGCCGCCCACTGTCCTCTCCATAGGCGGTAGTATTCGTCAAACTTATCTGCATAGTTGGATTCAAAGTGGTCACGCCAACCTTGACATTTATTTATTACCCAACCTTCCAGTGTCTCTTCCAGTACAAACTGGTCTTTATCATCGTATAGCATATTAGTACCCTGCGTATGTATCTAATAGTTGATATTCTTCTTCTTGGTAATCTGACATATAAGCTATGTTAGCTAACTGGTCTATGTAGGCTAACGAGTCAATTAAGTCATCATGTACCATCTGGTTTGGAAACTGAAACAACTCATCTAAGAACTGTGTGTTCCATGCTCCTTTGTTCAGCGTTATAGTTCCATGTTCAAATCTTCCTTGTAACGCCCAAACAATCCTGTCCGTCTTTTTCTTATTACCATGTGTCAGTTCGTCAACTCTAAAAAACCTCTGGTTCTTTTTCATCAAGTCACTGAGGTAGGGGTACACCGCGTTCTTTAACGCCCCCTTCTCAATACCGACAGCCACTGGTCTATAATCTCTAACAGCTTCAAAAATCTTTCTCGCAGTGGTCTCCACACCCCATCTACCATGAATGATGTCAGCGACCCACCAACCTTCTTCACTTGCTTTAACCACTGAGATAGCCGTTTGGTCAAGGCGTTTAGTTTTGGTTGTGACTTTAGCCACATCAGCGAATCCTGCCAAATCAACTGCAATGTAGTACGCACCGCGGTCTGGCTCTTCTTCACAAAACTTAATATGTTCTTCTTTAAATAGTTCACTACCTTGCGCCTCAAATGATGCCATGAACTCCTGTCGGAAACTGTAGGCTGACATTGACTTCTTAGCCGCCTCAATCTCCTCTGGGTCTAACAGGGGGTTGTCATAGCTAGTAAAGTGATAACCCTTGAATGTATCGTCTTCCGATAAACTTGCATACTGGTATAAGTCATAAAAGTGATTCCTACCCATTGGCGTACCAATGAACAAAGCATCACCCTTTTGGTCAGCCAGTGCAGGTCTAAGTATCTGTTCCCAGACCTCTGGCTTCATGTCAGCGTACTCATCCATAACAAGGAACTTAAGACTGACACCACGCATGGTTTCTGGTCGGTCTGCACCTTTGAGTGCTATGGTTGCGCCATTAACTAACTTTATCTGTAAATTATTAACGTGACTAGATTGTACTACAGGGTGTCCTATCTCCAACAGGACTTGCCACATAATGTCCCTAGCCTGTCCCTGTGTAGGCGCAACGTAGAAGACATGACCACGTTCCGTCTGCAACGCTCTTATTATTAACATCCAAGCGGCTAATCGTGACTTACCTGTCCGTCTACCTGCGGCTATGACTTTGAACCGCGTAGGGTCTTCAAAGACCTCCTGTTGCCAAGGAAGGAGTGATACGTTGAGTTCAGTCATTATTCAAAAAACTTTTTAAATAAAGGTGATTTGCCTATTCCTTGTCTATCGTATACATCAAGTAACTCAGAATATGAATCTTTAAAATATTCTTTAAGTTCGGGGTCTATTTTTTTTATTTGTTTTCTATCTAGTTTACCCTGTTTTGAATGATATAATTTATAAAGTTTATCAATTTTATTTTGTATTTTTTCTTTTTCTTTTTCAGTAGAGGCTTTTGCTTTATCTATAAACAATATGCGGAAATCACGATTAATTAAATAATTAAGGGCTGAAAGCACATCTTCATGTTTTTGAGCAAACCTTAAGTCTAATATTCTATTATTTACTTCTCTAGGGTCTCCTTTAGAAAGATATGCAGAAATATCTTTTGCTGACACATCTTGTATATCTTTACCAAAAAACTTTTCAAGGTTTTCTAAATGACGATACTCATGCGCTAGTATTTTAGGGTTTGAGTGTTTTATTCCTAAAATATTCATTGTGTCAGGTTCAGCAGGGAAAGAATATTGTTCTTTACCCAGTGTAGTACTTGCAAGCATTCCTTTTTCTTTATAGTCTTTAAGTTCTTCTTCTGGAGTATCATAGGGTACTGCAAATCCTAATACCCCTAATTTGGGCAAATCATCTGTTCTATGCAAGCGATAGGCTCTGGGGTCAATCTTTGCTCCTTTTGGCATATAGGGAGCAATAGCCATTTGATACTCAATATCTCCCATCTGCATACCCATTAAGACATTCTCGTAATCTAAGTTTAATTCCTCAGAAATACGCCTAGCCTTTTGTTCTAAGGTTTCGTTTGAGCCTAATAAACGAGGTCTTTTTGCCATATTAATATGTCCACATCACATAAGGGGTTGTATCGTCACCACTGCGAATATCAACATGAACAAAGCTAGAAGCGACTCCGATGCCTGTGAATCCCAAGCCAATCGCCTCTTCAACAATAACAAATCTTTCCCAACCATTGTCCACTTTAATATCTGCCGCAATGCCTTGACTGTGAGTTCCTGCAATTTTTTTCTTAGCCTCTATTGGATGTTCTGGGGCGCGATAGCCCGATGTGATATGGAATGGGAAACCACAGACTTCTCTGAGCGCATCTAGTTTCTCAATGAACTCATCCTTCATTTCGTTCTTGCCAGTGTACTGACAATCAAATTCTTCCCTAGTGAAGTACTTAGCCATCTATGATTTCTCCGTCTAAAACTTCTTCGTCTTCATTTGATATTACTGTAGTATCACCGCCTACCCCAGTAATAT